GTGCTAAGTTAGGGTGGGTTAACATGGGATTGTCTCCTATCGACCTTCAGCTTTTAGAATCTGAGAAAGTTACCCTTAGAGAACTTTGTAATGTGTACGGTGTAAACTCTGCACTATTTAACGACCCAGATAACAAGACTTACAATAACATGAAGGAAGCTAAGAAGGAAATGCTTACGCAAGTAGTACTTCCAGAATTAGTCGCACTTCGTGATGCGTTCAATAGATTCTTTGCTACAGAAATCGGAAACGGATATTATATCGACTTCGACTTAACGGTATTCCCAGAGTTGCAAGAAGATATGAAAGAACTTTCTGCTATTCTTTCTCAATCATGGTGGATTACCCCTAACGAGAAAAGAGCAGCAATGCGTTATGACACTATCCAAGATGAAGTGATGAATGAGATATTTATTCCAGCAGGTTACTTACCTATCGATGAGCTTACTATGTTGCAAGACCCAAGAGATGCTCAACAGCAAGGAGATTACAATGTACCGCCAGTGAAGAACGAAGGTTTTTTTTTGAGCAAGAGTGAAAAGTTAGATGAGGTTTACTCTAAGTACAAGTCTGTGACTAACATGGGCTATGCAGAATTAGAAGCCTGGTCTAAAACAGAATGTTCAAAGAAAGCATCTTTAGACAGAGCACCGATAGAAAGGAATTTAAGGTTGTTGTCTAAGAGCAAAGAAGAGTGGACATCTAAGGACATAGAAGATGCTAACAGAACAATCAGCTTTGTAAGCAGAATGAAAGGAGCAGAACAAGGAGAACCAGCTTCAGAAGGATGCCCTTCTAAAAGAGATATATCATTAAAGAACTGGGCTTACGACCCTTCAAAATAAAAACTATGGAACTTAAATCATTTGATGAAGCCTTTAAGGTTGTAGAAGATAATTTATCAGAGAAGCGAGTAAACAAGACTAACCCAAAAGGTATCAGTCATGCAAACAGCTTAATCTCAAGTGGTGATGTTACTAAGCCATCATCTTGGGAAAGACCATCTGTAGAAATGGAGAATGCTTACATAGAGGAAAATGGATGGGATGAGTTCTCTAAATGGTTTTTAGGTGTTGATACCGCTATGGACAAAGAAAATAAAGGACACTATGGCTACATATATACTTCTGATTTTAAAACAGTTGATAGGGAAGGATTACGAGCAATCAGACAAAGGTCGGCACAAAACGGACTAAAAGGTGTGTTTGCAGCAGCAGGAAAAATGATTGAAGCTATAGACGGAAAAGAATAATGGCTAAGATAGTTACTCCTTCTCAGCAGTTCGCTTTGCAGCAAAAGATTGCAAGGAAGTCAGTAAGAGAGTATCAGCCTAAAATATTGGCTGCTTTACAATCTGATTTTGACAAGGCTGCTCAGTTGGTTAAAGACTACGGAGTTGAGCAAACTATCAATAATCAGAATGCGTTGTTTGACGGCAAAGAGATTAATAATATTTTACGAACTTTGTACGAGACGACTGGCGGATATACTGCCATGACGTATGAAAAGATATTTGACAAGTTTAAAAAAGAAGAATCAGTAGATTTAGACCCTCTGAACATCATGGATGAATGGTTGGCATTTATGTTGTCTTATTGGACAACCTATAGCGGAACTAAGATGTACGGAATTGAAAATACTACCAAGAATGAGATTACAAGGATATTGAACGGCTCTATTAGATACGGACAAGAAAATAACTTGAGTCTTAACGAGGTTAATTCAATTGCGATTAAAAACCTACAAGAAGGAAAAATTAACAACGCAAGGAGTCTGCTGATTGCAAGAACGGAATCACATCAAGCATTAAGTGCTGGTATGATGGGTGCAGTTAAATTTGTTAACATACCTTTGCTGAAGCAATGGGTGGCAGCAGATTATCCTGCTAAGAATAATAGGTACAGAAATTGGCATAGGGCATTGGATAGACAAACCAATCCAGATGCAGGAGGAGTAAGAATACCGATTAATCAGCCGTTCCTTGTGAATACGCCAGAAAGAGGAGTAATTGAGATGCAATACGCACATGATGCAAACGGAGGTGCAATGAATAATTGTAACTGTAGATGTTGTACTGTGTTTATTGCTTAAACAAAAATATATGAGTAATTTTTATAACAAGAAAGCAGTTAGTGGTGCACCAGTCGATATGTCTGATGACACAAGAACCATTGAGGTTTACTATTCTGCATTTGGTAATGTAGATAGCGATGGCGATGTAATTATGCCAGGCTCATTTACAAAGTCTATTAAAGAGAATGGCCCACAAGCAAAGAATAGAATCTGGCACTTGTTTAACCACTCTACAGACAAACCAGTAGCGAAGCCAAAGGAATTGGTGGAAGATGCTTTTGGTTTAAAGGCAATCGTTAAGATGCCTAATACAACTTTAGGTAGAGATACTTATGAGCTGTATAAAGACGGTCATATCACAGAGCATAGCATTGGATTCCAGACTGTAAAGTCTCAAGCTAAATCTGGATATAACGAAATTCAAGAAATTAAATTGTTTGAAGGTTCCTCAGTTTTATGGGGTGCCAATTCTAATACGCCAACCGTTATGGTTAAGTCTGAAATCAAGTCAACTCTAATTGATGAGATAGCTAAAACTATCAAGTCATTGAGAAATGGTTTCTATACTGATGAAACTTTTGGTTTGTTAGAGTTAAAGCTCAAGCAATTACAACAATATCTCGCTGAGATGGAAGAAGAAGAATCAGTCGCTTCAGAAGAACAACCGCCAGTAGATGCTCCAACTGAGTTGCAACCAGTAGGTGAATCAGAAGATGAGGCATTGGAAGAAGAAGAAGACCCGATGGTTTCCATTGAAATTGAGGTAAACAAATATTTACAATCATTTAAAATTTTCAACTAATGGTAGAAGAAATTAAAAGTGCATTCGAAGGCATCAAAACAGAAGTATCTGGAGCAATCGAAAATGCAAAAGCTGAAAGTGCAGTAGCAGTAGAAGGCTTAAAAACTGAATTAGAAGAATTAAAATCTCAAATCTCTGTAGTTAAAGATGCTGCAGACAAATTAGAGGCAAAAAGCAATCGTAAAACAATGAACGAAAATCAAGTAAAAGGTTTCAATGCCACTTTAGGTGAGCAAATTGAAAAGAATGCGGACAACATCGCAAAATTAGGTCGTGGCGAAATGAAGAACACTTCTTTCACTATGGACACTAAAGCAGTAGGTAACATGACTGAAGCAGCTAACTTAACTGGAGATATTCCAAGAGCTTATGCTAATCAAGTTTACGGTTTACCTTCTCGTAAAATTCACGTTAGAAGTTTGTTACCAGTAGGTACAATCTCTCAAGGATTATTTACTTTCCCTCAAGAAACTGGTGGTGAAGGTGCTCCTGCTAACCAAACTCAAGGTAGTGCAAAAGCTCAAGTTGATTTCGATATCAGCATGGTTAATGCTCCTGCACAAGTTATCGCTGGTTACGTTAAAATCTCTCGTCAAATGTTAGATGACGTTCCTGCTATGACTTCTTTCTTACAATCTCGTTTGTTAGAGAAATACTTAGTAGCTGAAGATGCTCAGTTATTATTCGGTTCTGGTTCTGGTGTTAACTTGACTGGTTTGACTACTGTTGCTTCTGCTTTCAGTGGTGCAGCTACAGTTGACGTTGAGCAATTAGTACAAGCTATTGCACAAGTTGAAGCAAGTAACTACTCTGCAACTGGTATCTTGATTAACCCTTCAGATTGGGCTAACATCGTAAACACTAAGAATGTGAACTCTGCGTACTCTTTACCAGGTTCTACAGTGGTTACAACTGATGGTCAATTATCTATCGCTGGTATCCCTATCTTCAAGTCTACAGCAATCACTGCTGATAAGTTCTTAGTAGGAGACTGGTCAATGGGTGCTCAAATCATGCAACGTAATGGTATCTCTGTTCAATTCTTTGACCAAGATGGTAACAACGCTATCGAGAACATGATTACAGTTCGTGTTGAGGCAAGAATCGCATTCCCTATCTACTACGCTGGTGCGTTTGTATATGGTGATTTTGGAAATATTTAAGCGATATAGCCTAAATTAGTTATCTTTGTAGGGAGTAGTCAAAAGCTACTCCCTTTTTTTATGATAGGAATATATAAAATAACAAACCCAAAAGGGAAGATATACATTGGTCAAACTATTGACATACAAAGAAGAGTATATCAATATGAAAAATTTAATTGTAAAGAACAACCAAAACTTTATAATTCATTAAAAAAGTATGGGTTCGAAAATCATCAAATTGAGCTTATATATGAATGCGATATAGAATCTTTAACATTTTTCGAAAGGTATTATCAAGAGTTATATAATAGTACTGAAAATGATAATCTTAATTGTTTTTTAGTTACAACTGCTGATAAAAGTGGTAGACATACAGAAGAAACAAAGCGTAAAATGTCAGAATCTGCTAAAGGTAAAAAAAAGAGTGCAGAACATATAGCTAAGTTGCCTCAAAATCAAAAAGGCTACAAAGGCAAAAAAAGGTCAGAAGAGACTAAGCTAAAACAAAGTTTAAATAGCGCAAAAGCTCGTAAGGTTTATCAATATACAAAAGATAATGAATTTGTTAAAGAATGGAGAAATGTGTCTGAAGCTCAAAGATGTTTAGGCATAAAAAACATTAGTTCTGCTGCATTAGGTAAAATACCATCATCAGGAGGGTTCAAATGGAGGTATGACAAACTTTAGTTATTTTTGTAAAAATAATGGTATATGCAGATTATAAGGGATGTCACAACCACAATAGAGCCAGTTTCAGAACCAATAACATTATCTGAAGCTAAGAACTATCTAAAGGTTGACTTTGATGATGATAACGACTTAATTACCTCTTTGATAACTTCTGCAAGGGTTAGATTAGAGAAATATGCTGGTGTGGCTATGACGGCTCGTACTTTACAAGTTGTAGCTTATGTGGATGAGTTCATTGAACTTCCATACGCACCAATCAATACGATTTCTAAGGTTGAATACTGGGATAATCAAGAGTGGGTAGAGATTACTGTACCTCAATACAACGTATTAGGAACAACCTATAAAAAGCTATATATGACTGCTTTTAGTCACATGGAGTTTAGATTTACTTATACTTGTGGTTACGCTACAACTCCTGCAGTTATGAAAACAGCTTTGTATAAAATACTTGCTGATTTATACGATTACAGAGAATCTTCTGTAGAGGATAGCAAACCAAATGCTAACATAGCATCTGCATACGAACTAATGAAGCCTTATAAACGAGTAAGCATAATATTATAATGATAAGTAGACTTAAAAATAGGATTACTTTCCAATCTAAGGTTTCAGAATCTGATGGTGCTGGTGGTCAAGTCTTAACTGATGTTGACTACTATACTTGTTGGGCTGAGATATTTAGGGAGAATCAAAACAAGACAAACATAGCTGGTAAGGATTCTATATCAGACAACATTGTTTTTAGGATAAGGGATGCTAATAGTATCTCTATTTCTAATGACCTTACTATTGCTTTTGAAGGTAATATCTACTTGATTAGCAGCGTTATAGATGAATTTGACGGTCACAACTTTTTGAGAATCACTTGTTCTACCTTAAAGAGAGTTGGTACTTGGGATAGTATTACTGCTTTCTGGGAGAATATCAGTACAACCTGGGAAACTACTTAATGTCATTTTCAATAGATAAAACGAGCAGCATAACTAACCTATCAAAAAGGTTAAAAGAGGCACCTAATGTTATTACTCAAAAGGTACAAGCAATTATTAATCAAAGTGTGATTAATATAGAAAATAACGCAAGGGCTCGTGCTCCATACGGTGAAACTTACAAATTAAAGGGTTCTATTTATAGCACTCCTTATAATATGAGTGCAGGAGCAAAGGTTGGGTCAACTGCGTATTACTCTCCATTTGTCGAGTTTGGTACTGGGCCATCTTTTCAAATACCATATTATAGAAACTTAAATATGAATAAACTTGAGGGGTATGCACAGACGTTTAAACGAAATAACGGAAATGTAGTAAATTTGCCCCATAGACCATTCTTATTCTTGTCGGCTTCAGAAGAACTATATAAAATGGTTAATCAAATTAAAAAAATTAAAATATAATGGCTACTCTTCAAGGTAAAGCGGTAAAAAATACATATAGACAAGTACTACAGATTGGTGCTAATAATGTTGGAGTAAGTGGTAGTTTACAGCCAGTACAAGATGGTGGTGGAGTAAATACTTCATTATCACTTTCAACTACTGCAGCTACAATTACTGGTACGTTAACTATAAATGGTGATTTAATCATTACTGGAGGTGGCATTCAGATACAAGATTTAATTGATGATACAGTAGCAAGTTTGATTCAGAATGGTACTGGTATCACTTGGGCTTATAACGATACTTTAAGAACTTTAACTCCAACTATCACTATTGCAACTGCAGATGGTGGTGTTCAAGGAGATTTCGTACAATATAATACTGGTGCTGGTGAAGCTAATGCTGTAGCTAAGATGTATTGGAATAATACTGATGGAACTGTTGACTTAGGTTTAATCGGTGGCAATGTAGTGTTACCAATAGGTCAAAAGCAAGTTGCAAGAGTACTTAATAACTCTGGTAGCATCTTAAACAAGTCTGCTTACCAAGTAGTTAAAGTTTCTACTGCTCAAGGACAAAGATTAGCTGTTACATTAGCACAAGCTAATAACGATGCTAACTCAACTGATACTTTAGGTTTAGTAGCTGAAAACATAGCTAACAACCAAGATGGCTTTATTACTACAAGTGGTGTGATAAACGGAATCGACACAACTGGAGATTTACAATTAGAAGATTGGAACGATGGTGATGTTTTATACCTTTCTCCAACTACGCCAGGTGCGATTACAAAGGTTAAACCAGTAGCTCCACAACATACAGTTATTGTAGGTTTTGTAGTTTATGCTCATAAGAACAATGGTAAAATCTATGTTAAGGTTGACAATGGCTACGAATTAGATGAACTTCATAACGTAAAAATTACAAGTGTTGCAAATGACAACATTTTACAATATAACTCTTCTTTAGCTGTATGGGAGAATGTAGCTGGTACTACAACTAACATCGCTGAAGGAACTAACTTATACTATACTCAAGGTAGATTTGATTCAGCTTTCGCTGCTAAGAGCACAACGAACTTGGCAGAAGGAACGAATCTTTATTTTACAACTGCAAGAGGTGATGCAAACTTTGCAACTAACTTTGCAACTAAAGATACCGATGATTTACCAGAAGGTTCTACTAACCTTTACTATACTAACGCAAGAACAAGAAATGCGTTAAGTGTAACTGCTGGTACTGGTATTGCTTACAATAGCACTACTGGAAACTTTAATTTAGGCTCAATTCCAAACGCAAGTTTGACTAATAGCTCAGTTACTATCAATGGCCTTTCTTTAGCTTTAGGAGCCTCAATAAGCCTTACAACAAGTAATATAGCTGAAGGTACCAACCTTTACTGGACAGACGCAAGATTCGACTCAAGATTCGGTACAAAGACTACTACAAACTTAGCAGAGGGTACAAACCTTTATTATACTCAAGCGAGATTTAATACTGCTTTTGATGCTAAGACTACTACAGACTTAGACGAAGGCACTAACTTATATTACACAGATGCTCGTTCAAGAGCAGCCTTCAGCGAAAACGCTGTTGGTTTAGACTATTCTTCTGGAAGTGGTATTCTTAGCTTAACTGCTGGATATGCTATTCCTACAACAGTTAAATTAGGTCAATACGATACAGCTTACAATCGTTCTATCGTATCTGCTGCAGTAACTGGTACATCTACTAAGACTTTGTCTTTGACTCAGCAAGATGCAAACGTGGTTACAGCTTCTTGGACTGACCAAGGTATAACAACAATCAACGGAACTGCTAATCAGATTGCAGCTAACACTGTAGGCAACACTACAACCGTTGGATTCACAAATGATGTTACTTTCCCTAACAACGTAGTTGTAAGTGGCAACTTAACTATCAATGGTACAGCTACTTATGTAAATACTCAATCAATATCTTCTAAAGACCCATTGTTTGAGGTAGCTAACGATAACAATACTACAGATGCTGTAGACATCGGATATTATGGTAGATATTATGATTCAGCTCAAACTCGTGTTGAGTTTACTGGGTTATTTAGAGATGCTTCTGACGCTGGTAAGTTTAAGTTCTTTACTGGATTAGTAGACGAACCTACTAATGTAGTAGATACTACTGGAACTGGATATACTGTTGGTACATTGGTTGCTAACGTAGAAGGTAACTTAGCTGGTACAGCAAACGCTGCAAACGTACTTTCAACTGCAAGAACAATATCTGCAACTGGAGACGCTGCATGGTCAGTTAGCTTTGATGGTAGTGCAAACGCTACTGCTGCTTTAACATTAGCTAACACTGGTGTTACTGCAACAACTTATGGTACAACAACTGCGGTTCCTACAATCGCTGTAGATAGCAAAGGTAGAATCACAAGTGCTTCAAATACAAACATTGCTTTCCCAGTTACAACTGTAAACGGTGCTTCTGGAACTGTTGTTTTAACAACTTCAAACATTACAGAAGGTAGCAATCAATATTTTACTTCAGCAAGAGCACAAGCATCTATTACTGGTGGTGCATCAAGCGTAGTAACTGCTGACTTAACTGCTTCAAGAGCATTGGTTTCTGATGGTAGTGGTAAGATTTCAGCAAGTGGCTCTACAACTGCTACTGAAATAGGATATGTTGCTGGTGTAACAAGTGCAATACAAACTCAGTTAAATAGCAAATTAAACCTTAGCGGTGGTACTTTAACTGGTGGATTAAGCGGAACAACTTTAGGATTATCTGGTGCATTAACTGGTACAAGTGGAACTTTTAGTGGTGTTGGTGCATTTGGAGGAACTACATTAGGAAGTGCAACACTTACAGTTAGAGGTGCTTTGTCAGTTGCAAATGGTGGTAATTTATATTTATGGAATGCAGCAAATTCTACTGCTCCATACATTGCAAATTCATCTAACGATATTACATTTTATACTAACACTGATGTAAATGCGTTAAGAATAGGAAGTGGTGGTGCTGCTACATTTTCAAGTAGTGTAACGACTAATGGAGGTAGATTATCAATACAAGGTACAAATCAAAATACAGTTTGGCTTAATCAAAATGCTGGAGGTACAACTACTGGTTTCTTAATAGGTAGAAGCCTTAGCACTACAGATAGTCAAGACTTCTTTATTTATGATGTAGCTGGTGCTGCTTCTAGATTTTTCATATCAAGCGGTGGTAATATTGGAATCGGAACCACAAACCCAGTTACAAACTTGCACGTTCAAAATGGTTCAGCTGCAAATACATTAATTCAAATACAATCATTTGGTTCAGAAGCAGCAGGTGAATTTGCTGGTTTAAGATTTAAGTCAGCTACTGCACTCGGAAATGAATACGCAAAGGCATTAATAGCATTTAGAAATGCTGGTGTTGGATATGGTAGAGGTGATATATACTTCTGCTTAAATGATTTAACAGATGCTTCTAATGCTACAATTTCAGATGTTAAAGCAGTCATTACGAGAACTGGTAATGTTGTAATTGGTGGAACAACTGCTTTAGGTAGATTAAATTCATTTTCACAAACTACGGCAGTTCCTGCTATGTGGTGTTCGTCTAATTTTTCAGGCGATACGGGTTATACTGCAATGCGAATAGATAAATTTGATAATAATTCAAGTACATCTCAAGTATTTATAAACTTTTCAGTTGGCAATAATTCAACTGCTAACGGACAGATTAATGGCAATGGTGCTGGAGCAGTAGCCTTTGGTGCCTGGTCGGATAAAAGATTAAAAGAAAATATTGTTGATTTAGAACCACAACTTAATAATATTTTATCATTAAGACCAGTAGAATTTGACTATATAGAATCTGAGGGTGGTGGGCATCAAACTGGTTTTATAGCACAAGAAATGCAAGAAGTATATCCAGATGCCGTTGGAGAAAGACAAGATGGTATGCTTACTGTTACTGGATGGTCTAAAACTGAAGCAAGATTAGTAAAAGCTATTCAAGAATTAGAGGCAAGAGTTAAAGAATTGGAAGCTAAATAATTTTACCTAAATTTGTAAAAATAACCAAATATGACAATAACATTAAACGCAGAGCAAATTAAGCAATTAGATGGCTTTTTTCAAGAGTTACCGACAAAGTATGGCTTACCCCTTATTAAGT